GATTGGAGAGCAAGGTGGACTGCTATAAGCAAATGTGGCCTATTATCAACATCCTCGTCATCTGTATAGCGAAAATATTTAAATTGCCTTGCATCCTTAAGAACAAAATTCTCAGCTGATGGCATAGTCAAAGCGAAGGTCTGGTATGAATATTTTTGAATATCAGCCATGGACACAACGCGTCCAGTATACTTCCTAGGCCACCAACCGATGATCGCGGTACCAGAAAAAGTTTGATTAGAGACCCAAGCAAAACGATACATAATATCGCCATTGTAACGCCCGTGGAGACTAACATAATTTCTAATATAAGGGTTGTTGAAGGAAGATAACGGATCATAGGGAATCTGTAAAACAAGTGTGTTGTTGGGAGTGTCGTCGGTAAGAAGAAAAACTTGATCAACATCAATATATTGAGAATAACAGATTGTAGGTAAATCAAACATGATAGCACCCTCAGACATGCGATTAACGGGTCCGTATGGATTAAGTACTGTTGTTTTTGCAACTGCTCCTGCTGACGCCAAAACCTGTTCAGGTGGCTCAGGTGCTCCAGCAGTGGTCGTTGCTTGAGGGGCAACCTGACCTGCATTGTTGAAACCGGCTGGCTGAACATCTGCGGAAGCGGTTTGTGCAAGGTTGGGATTATTAGTGTCATCTGCTGCATTACTGTGAGTTATAGCGGTAGTGTCAGAAGAAATTAAAGTATCGCTCGTGTCAGCGTCACGACACATACCAAGTGAATTTATGCAGTAGTCATCATGGAATTTAGCCCAATTAACTTTTCGCAGAGTATCTGCAAAATAAAGCGAAAACTGATTCTGTGACATTGGGGTTTCCATTACGGTCAAAAGATTCTGGTCGGAAAAGATATGGACAACTTTGTTAGCAGAGTGGCCATAATCAGAATATGTATATCGGAGGGAGTGCTTATGTAAGGATGAGTCTGAAACAGAGGCGTTTGATACAACATCTTCACCAAATCGGAATTTAAACAATGCCTCATAAGCGGTGTTTTTGGCGAGTCGCTTCTGATCTCCTGAACCAATTCCCTGATTTGTCTGGTCAAGGACGGTGACGTACCAGGTATTAGTTTCAGGATCTCGTCTATCGGAGATAATTGGGGCTGTTGGAACTTTATTCCGTTGGCAATATTCATTATACTTACCTACCCAGTTTACGGACATAATTGGTCTAGTAAAATCGACTGCGTATGCTCGTAATAAAGGATCGCTAGCCTCAAGCGTAACAAGAGGCGAATCAACAAGGCCTAGAACATAGGACTTGTAATGTGCGCGAGCTGCTTTATAGGTAGGATAGCGCATCATATTTGGGGATATCTTAAGTTTTTTGCTAATATATAACATGTCTCTCTTGAAGATGTTGTAGAACTCTTCACCCCAGAGAGATGCCTCAAAAAGGGCCATAGCAAATTGCATTGGTATATCTGCTTGCTTCTTAAGATTAACCCAATATATCTGGCGAACAATGGCTTCTTGTCTCAAACGTGGAATTAAAATGCCGTCCTCATAAACAATGGAACGGCCACACCATTCAGTAGATCCCATGTTGAATTTATCAAAAGTGATTTCAAAACCAAAATCACCAATATCCTCAATAAGGTTATCAATGGTATAATTTAGATGTGGATGATATACAAGGTAAGCATTATCGCCATATAAAAAGCCATTTACCTCAAAAAGAAATGAACCCATTGTAGCTGAACCAATGGGTCTTGATATTCTATTGCATTGTTTAACATATGAGTAAATTACCATAAACTCAAGAGCAACGGTATTCATCGAGGTAGTACAAGCAACTCCGGATGGATTGCCACGATCAACGTGGTAAACCAATCCAGAGTATATATGAGTTGGGGTAGTTAAACTTTCAACAAATGCCCCATAGGCATGTTGATATACCTGTTTATGCTGTGGTATTAATAAATGAGACATTAAGGCGGCATAAACTTTTACAAGCAACTTTGGAAAATTTTTATCCATACGTTTAACGTCAAAACCAAAGGGTTCATTATTACAAGTAAATCCCTTGGCAGCCCAATGTAAATCACGATGGGCATTAAAACCGAGTTTTTGAAGCATAAAATAGTGATTTTCATGTTGTTTTGAAAATAAGTCGCCAAAAAGTTGTTTAACGACAATATTAAAAGCCAAATCAAGTTCACAAAAGAGTCGAAGTTTACCATTATCTCTAACTTCATGAGCTGGCAGTAACTCAACCTTGGGATTATCCTTAATGAGAACCAAGGTTGGGTTACCGTTCCTAAAATGCTCTATAATTAGATGGACATGATTTTTAAGTGATTGAGCAGCATAATGTT